CGGACCGCCCAGCCCCGGAGGTTCAGTAGGGGCTAACCCGGTCAGCCCGGGTCGACACCGGCGACTACCAGCGCGAGGCCCAGCCCCCGGGCCGGCGAGCCCTGCGGGGCACCGGGGCAGCCGCGGCCGGCTGTGGGGCCCCGGGCTCGACCCGCCGCGAGAAGCCCGCCGCACGCCCCGGCAGGGCCGCGATGAGGGGCTGTCCGAGGATGTAGAGGGCCGCCAGCGCGTAGACCTCGAGGTCCAGGGCCTCGTTCCGCTCGCGCAGCTTCACCCACTCGCGCACGGCCCCCCGGCCCTTGACGTACTTGCGGATCGCCTTCTCGGAGGTCAGCTGCGCGAGGTACTCCTCGTCGACCCACGAGGGCAGGTGAATGAAGCCCGGCACCGGGGTGCCCGGGACCTTCGGGGCCTGGATCTGCAGCCGCGACAGAACGATGTCCTTGCCGGTGTCCACGCACAGCACGAACAGCTTCACCCGGTAGCGGTTGTGGACCGAGGGCCGCTGAACCAGGGGCCGCCCGGCGAGGCTGCCGCCCTTGATCGCGAAGACGCGCCGGCCCTGCCGGGCCTTGCAGTAGCGGTAGACCTGCTCGGTGTGCAGACCGCCCGAGTCCACCACGGTGCACTCAACGCGCAGTTTCTGGCCGCTCTCGTGGTCGAAGGTCTGGGCGAGGAAGACGTCGAGGTCGTGCCAGACCGGATCCCGGGCCGGGTCGCCGTGGATCTGACTGTAGGCCACGAGCCACGACTCCTCCCCGACCCCGAAGCCCTTGACCTTGACCTCGAGCCGGTCGCCCTGGACGTCGACCGCGGCCACGAGCACCCCGATGCCGTCCGGGGCCTCGGCCGGGAACGGCTCGAGCCGCCCGAGCAAAGACCCCGTCGTGACCGAGTCGCCGCGCTCCTCCCACGTCTCCCCGAGCACCGTGTTGACCCACGTCTTGAGCCGGAACGGATCCTCCTTGACCGTCAGGAACTCGGCCACGCACTCGGCCCAGGACTTCCAGCCCAGGGGCGAGTAGAGCGCCGACAGGTGAAAGCCCACGGTCTTGCTGTCGCCCTCGGCGGTCGAGCGCCACTCGCCTCGCATGAGCATCCCGGTCTTGTGCCGCTCCTCGACCCGCGCTCCACACCCGCGGCAGACCATGTGGGCGGTCTCCGGCCGGCCCTCGTCCCACTCGAGCCGGTGATGCGCCGCGTCCCGCCAGGTGAGGTAGTCCGAACACCCGCAGTTCGGGCAGGCCAGGAAGTAGCGCCGCTGATCGCTGGCCAGGAACTCGCGCTCGATCCTCGAGAGGCCCTTGATCGTCGGCGTCGAGACCAGGAACACCTTCCTGCGGCTGAAGGTCGTGGTGCGCTTCTCGGCCAGCGCCACGGGATCCCCCTGCCCGTCGACGTCGCCGGGGTACTCGTCGACCTCGTCCATGAATAGGAAGCGGATCGGCATCGAGCGCAGGCCCGCGGCACTGTTCGCCCCGGTGATGATCAAGAGCCCGCCCTCGAACTCCTTCACCTGGACCGTGTTCCCGCTGTCCCGGGCCCGCGCCTCGGCGACCCGGGCCCGGAGCACCGGGGTCGAGTCGATCATCGGGGCCAGCCGCTGCTTGCTGACCCGCTTCGCGGTCTCAACGGTCGGCTGCACCATGAGCATCGGTCCCGGGGCCCGGTGAATGACGTAGCCGATCCAGTTGTTCCCGCACTCGGTGTTGTGCGTCGGAATGAATCCATCCCCCGCGAGGAACAGGCCGCTGGGGTTGGCAACCGAGATGCAACAGACCGGGCGTGATGGGGCCTCGTCGACAGCGACAATCCGACGTCGCAACGTCTCTCCTCGCCGCACGGGTCTTGGCTGCAGCCTCCCCTGCTTGCGCGGCAACCCGAAGACCGGATGATCGTGGTATGCCGTGAACGAGATTCGGAGGTGCTCACGCGTGCCGCCGTAGCCACTGCCGGGACAGCCTCTGTACACGGACGGTTTCAGCCCCAGCGACCGCAGAAGTTCGACGACGTCACGACACAGACCAGGCGAGATGGTGGAGAACTCGCACCGTTTCCCGTCCACCGTCACGGATCCGTCCGTATCCATGAGCCCACGCAAGAGACGCCACCGCTGCGTTTCGGACCCGCGAAGGTACAGCGCCGGGATCGACTTGTTTCCGCAGACCCCAAGCACGCGCATTGTCTCCATGAACGACGGGCGATTCGCTGCGGCTCCGCGAGGATCGATGGTGACGAGTTTGGCGCGGCCACTATTCGGGGCCTCGGTGATTCGAGTCGAATGCCCGCCGCGCTCGATCTCTGCCGCCACAAGCTCGGCGTCGTCCTCGAAGATGGTGAACGTATTCACACGGTGATGCCCGTCACCGAGCCACACCCCGAACGCATAAGGATCGGCCGGAAGGGCCTCGTCCTCGAGACGAAGTTGCCCGGCGATAGGGATCGCGTAGCGATGCCGACGATTGTGCAGCAACGTCTTCTCGATCTCGCCAGCCGTGATCGTCCTCGATCTGACGTGGCAGCCATCACGCTTCCCCCGGTGCCCCGGAAAGGCATCCTCAACCGTCCAGAGATGCCGCTCGTCGCAGACCACCTCGGTGTGATCGCTGAAATTGAACCGGAGACATCTCCGGCCGACGAACGTCTCCGAAACCCCGGTCACCGTAACCGGCCGGCCGTTCTCGTCGAAAACCATGTCTCCAACGGCCAGAGCCCGCATCGTCGTCCATCCCTGAGGGGTCGGGATCCGCGTATCGACGTCGAGCGGGCCCCCGATCTGGGCCCCCTTCATCACCACGACCCGCTCGGCCGGGTGCGACGGGGACAGGCAGTCCATGACCTCGCGCAGGTACGGGGTCCGGTCCGTGCGCCAGTGGCCCGGCTCGGCAGAGGCGGTGCTGCTCAGGAGGCGGTACTGATCGGCCCAGGCGCTGACCGTGAGCAACGGCTCGGGAGCAAGGCTCTCCCCGAACGCCGAAGCGCAGAGGTCCGCGACCGAGGAGCTCACGCCGGCTCCACCGGAGCCTCACGCTCGAGGACCTCCTCAACGTGCCGGACCGCCTCGGTCACGACGCGGGCCGCCATCTGCACGGACATCTTGCCGCCCTCGAGCGTCCAGCAGTTACGGTACTCCCGCCCGGCACGGAACAAGCGCCAGAGCGCGGCCTCGAGGTCGGCCGTCACTCGGAGACCTCATGGAACAACGGAGCGTCGGCGGAGATGCGGCGGCGGGCAATCTCGACGTACTCGGGCGACAGGTCGAAGCCGATGAACGAGAAGCCCTCACGGTCAGCCGCTACGCCGGTTGAGCCGCTTCCCATGAACGGGTCGAGGATGATGCCCGCTGGCGGCGTGACGAGGCGGCAGAGCCACTGCATGAGCGCGACGGGCTTGACGGTGGGGTGATGGTTGGGACGTGGGCGTGGGCTTCCGTCCCCGTTGAGGGTGTGCCCTCTTGGGCCGCTGCGTTCGTACTCGACGTCGCAGTCCAGCCCCGCATTCCGTTCGCTGTGGCTGGCCTTCGCGCAGTAGAAGAAGCGGGCGGCGCTGCCGGAGTCGGAGTAGACGTTCCCGATTCCACCGCCGACGCCGAACATCCCCGGCTCACAGCGGCCCGGATTCTGGACGACCGCATCGGCGGGCAAGCGCCCCGTCATGGTGCTCGGGGCCTCTGCCGGGAACCGCTCGACCACTTCCTCGCTCCCGTCATGCACCACGTTCGCGGGCCAGCGGCCGATAATCGCTTCGGGGTCGTAGGTGTTCGTCCCGTTGCGGCTTTCCTTGCCGATGCTGTGTGAGGGGGCGAGGCTGTCCCGTGCGCGGCTCTCTGAGTAACCAACCGCCGCCGCCGCCGCCGCCGCATCTTCCGGGCCAGCCCATTTCACCCTGCATCCGTCAACGTTCATCGCACCCGTCCCATGCGCCAGCACGTTTGCCGCGACCGTCCCGACCAGTGGCTTGCGCGCCACGATGATCGGCTCCCATGCGGGCTTGAGTGCGGTGCCCCAGCCCTCGCGCTCGCCGTGGAGGTTGTGCGACTTCGGGAATCCGCTTCCGTACACCCACATCACGCAGTCGCGGATCTTCCAGCCCGCGTCCTCAATCGCGCAGGTCAGCCGGTGGAAGGTGCGCGTGCCGCCGAACGCCAGCAGGTGAGCGCCCGGCTTGGCGACGCGCAGCGCCTCCGTCCAGTACGGCGCGCCGGGGATGCCGTGGTCCCACGCCTTACCCATGAAGCGCAGGCCGTAGGGCGGGTCGGTCACGACCGCGTCCACGCCTGCCTCCGGCATCTCCCTCATCAGCGCGAGCGCATCCCCACAGCGCAGGTCAATACTCATTTCCGTTCCTCCCCTTTCCC